CCCACGCACTAAAATTCTTAACTATCCAGTGCAAGGACTAGGGGCTGACCTTATGTCCATTGCTAGAGTTAGTTTAAAGAATAGACTCGCTAGTCATCAAGGAGTCAAGATGGTCAACACAGTACATGATTCTATTATACTTGACTATGATGATAAACTATGTTATACTAATAGTATAGTCAAGATAGTTAATGACTGTTTTGAAGATGTGCCTAAGAACTTTCAAAAGTTATTTGGGCATGAGTTTAATCTTCCCATGAGAGTCGAATGTCAAGTCGGTCCTACATGGGGTAACATGGAGATTGTAGAATGCAATTAGATATTATTGATGTATCACAACCTAGTACTGCAACCACTCGTAATGGTAGACAATACCAGTCTGTTGAAGTAACATACAAGAACGATGAAGGTAAAGTACAAAGTAAAAAACTAATGTCGTTTAGTAATCCTGATGTGTTTAAGTCAGCACAGACATGGGAGAAAGGTGACATTATAAATGTAGTAGCAGAGAAAGATGAAGCTGGCTACTGGAATTGGACACGAGTATTAGCTGATGGTGAAGATGCACCTGCACCTAGAGTAGCACAAGCTAGTGCAACTGCTAAACCAGCTGGAGCTACACGAGTTACTGGTAGCAACTATGAGACTAAAGAAGAACGAGCATTACGACAAGTAATGATTGTACGACAGAGCTCATTAGCCAATGCAGTATCAACATTAGCTACACATGGTAAACCAATTACAGAACTAGATGTCATTGGGTTAGCCAAGAAGTATGAAGCATTTGTACTAGGTCAGCAATCCGCTGCACCTAGTTTTGATAACATGGCAGATGATATTCCTTTATAATGCAAGCTTTAATTGACATGGATATTGTAGTCTTCCGATGTGCAGCTAGTGCAGAGGAAGACCCATTTGGTATTGCTCAGTTTAGAGCCAGTGATTTGTTTGACCAGATACTTGAGAAAACAAATGCTGACTCTTACCGAGCATTTCTTACTGGACCTACTAACTTTAGGAAACAATACTATCCAGAGTATAAAGCTAACCGTACTGCTCCAAAGCCTAAACACTTAGATGACCTAAGAGGATGGGCAGTAGAGCACCTAAACGCAGAGGTAGCAACAGACGGACTAGAAGCAGATGACCTACTTGGAATCAACCAAACACAGGACACAATCATATGCAGTCTAGACAAAGACCTACTGCAAATCCCTGGCAAACATTTTAGCTGGGAAATAAACGGTAAAGGGTGGTCAAGACCTGACACATGGACAGACATGAGCGAACTAGAAGGACTACGGTTATTCTACGAGCAGTGCTTAAAAGGTGACAGGACAGATAACATCCGTGGCATAGAAAAGATTGGTGACAAAAAAGCTAAAGCATTACTAGCAGACTGTCAATCAGAACAAGCAATGCTAACAAAAGTATTACAAGAGTATGGAAATGATGATGAGTTTCTTATGAATGCAAATTGTCTTTGGATACTTAGAAACTTAAATGAACCATACGAGGTGCGATACCATGCCAGTCTTCAAGAGTAAGTTTGAAACTAAAGTATGGAAAGAACTTCGTGTGGCATTTCCTAAAACAAAATACGAAAGTAATTCATATAAATATACACAGCCTGCAATAGAAAGAACATATACACCAGACTTTAGGACAGGCAGAAAGTTAGTTTATATAGAAGCAAAGGGTAAATTAGATTTAGAAACTAGAAAAAAGATGGTATGGTTTAAAGAACACAACCCTAATATAACCATTATCTTTTTATTTATGAACCCTGACAACAAGATAACCAAACGTTCTAAGACTACATATGCAATGTGGTGTGAGAAGAATGGTTTCTTGTGGTTAGATTATCGTAAGGATTGGATTAATGATTATAAAAAACTTAGTTAAAAATGATGATGGTTCATACGACTTCGACTTCTCGGTCGATGCTGTAGAAGCCGAATTCTTAATGGACCATGCTATAAAGAATTTAATACGTGAAGGTATTATTAAGACCGTATTAGATGAGAAGAACGAACTCGCTCAAATGGAGTTTGATTTAGATAAGGAGACGTTACAATGAAACACCTAGTCATTCCAGATACTCAGGTTAAACCTGGGATTAAATTAGATTACTTGACTTGGATTGGTAAATACATAGTAGACAAACAACCAGACGTTATAGTACAGATAGGAGACTTTGCAGATATGCCAAGTCTTTCGTCTTATGACGTAGGTAAAAAGTCTTTTGAAGGTAGGACATACAAAGCAGATGTTCGTGCTGTACATAAAGGTATGGAAGCATTGCTGACACCATTATGGAAACTACAGGACAAACAACGTAAGCTTAAAAAGAAAGTATATAGTCCTAGAATGGTGCTGACTCTTGGCAATCATGAAGATAGGATTGACAGAGCAGTAGAGAATGATAGAAAATTAGAAGAGTTAATTAGTATAGGAGACTTAAACTATGCTCAATACGGCTGGGAAGTACATCCATTTCTTAGTGTTGTTCCTATCCATGGCATTGCTTACTCACATTACTTTGCTTCTGGAGTCATGGGAAGACCAATTATCTCAGCAAATGCTTTGCTCACAAAGAAACACATGTCATGCTTCGCAGGACACCAGCAAGGTAGACAAATTGCTTATGGAAGAAAAGCAGACGGCTCAGAAATGACAGCTATTATAGCTGGCAGTTGTTATTTACATAATGAATCATATCTTAACTATCAAACTAATGAACACTGGAGAGGTATCTATGTGTTACATGATGTTAAAGATGGTAGTTTTGATGAGATGGCAGTCTCATTAAAGTATTTAAAAGAACAATATAGTCTTGACAAAAGACGAAAGGTATGATATAATAATGGTACAAGCTAGTAAAAAACAAGTTAGTGGTAATCACTACAAAGACTTTAAGATACAACCTGTACAATTTATACATGATAACAACATAGGCTACATAGAAGGTAATGTAATTAAGTATGTATGTAGATGGTATAGAAAGAATGGCATTGAAGACCTAAACAAAGCTATTCATTACTTGGAACTATTAAAAGAACTAAACGAATGACACAATTTGAGAAAGCAAGATTTAACTCTAAAGCTAACACCAAAGAGTACGCGGACAACTATGACAGGATATTTGGTAAGACCTGTCAACATTGTGGTATGAAACAGGCAGAGAGTTACAATGTTCTATGCCAAAGTTGTGGAAAGGAAGTAGCAAATGGCAGTGACGTTCAAGGAACTTTGTGAAAATTTAAAGGAGATAGACGAAGTTACTCTACTAGAGATACTAGATATCTCAAGTGAAGACATTGTCTATCATTTTCAAGACAAGATAGAAGACAAGATAGATGAGCTTGAAGAGTTAGTTAACGATAATAAGAAGGAATTTGATATATATGACGACAACATTACCTAGTATTTACCAAGAAGTAATCCATCAAAGTAGATACGCAAGATACATACCAGAAAAAAACAGAAGAGAAACATGGCAAGAAACAGTAGATAGATTAGTAAACTATCTAATACAGAAAGCTCCAGAACTACACAAAGAAATGCCAAGTATTAAAGAGGCAGTACTTAACTTAGAAGTAATGCCGTCTATGAGATTATTAATGACAGCAGGAGAAGCATGTGAACGGGATAACATTGCAGCTTATAATTGTAGTTACCTTGCTATCAACAATAAGCGAGCCTTTAGTGAGGCACTCTACATTCTTATGAATGGTACTGGTGTTGGGTTCTCTTGTGAACGACAAGATACAAACCGATTACCAGATATACCAGAGAAAGTAAAAGAATGTGATGATGTTATTGTTGTAGAAGACAGCAAGCTAGGTTGGGCAAAAGCATTTAAGAAACTTATATCATCACTCTATGAGGGTGACATTCCTACTTTTGACTTCACGAAGGTTCGACCAGCAGGCGCAAGACTTAAGACCTTTGGAGGCAGAGCCTCTGGTCCTGAACCTCTACGTAAACTATTCCAATTTGTAACAGAAACATTTAAAGAAGCACAAGGTCGTAAGCTTAACAGTATAGAAGTACATGACATCATGTGCATGATAGGACAGATAGTTGTAGTAGGTGGTGTCCGTAGGTCAGCACTAATCAGTCTATCTAATTTAACAGACAGACGTATGCGTGAAGCTAAGATGGGAGCATGGTGGAATGACTATCCTCATAG